GAAGGGCTGCTGCTTCTCGCTGTCCGTGCGCTATGTGCCCGGCACCGACGATCCGACCGCGACCCCCGCGCCGGTGATCGAGATGCAGAACGCCAACCTGGTCATCAACCGTGTAGCCTGACGGAAAGGAGGATGCGAAATGGACTACATCAAGGATCTGCACGAACTGTGCGAAACCCTGTCCCGCGAAATCGGCGAGACGAACGAGAAGATCCGCAAGGCGGGTGGCAAGCTGTCCGCCGGTGATCTGGAGTACGTGGACAAGTTGACGCACGCCCTGAAATCCGTCAAGGCCACCATTGCCATGATGGAGGATGAGGACGAGGGCTATTCCGGTCACTATCCCTACTACATGGGCGGCTCCTATGATGACGGCGGCATGGGCGGCAACCGTTCCATGCGCGGGCGCAGCTACGCACAGCGGCGTGACAGCCGTGGCCGGTATTCCAACACCAACAACCGGGACGGTTACTCCCGCGACGGCGGCATGGTAGAGGAGCTTCGCGAGCTGATGCAGGACGCACCTGACGAGCGCACCCGGCAGGAGTTCCAGCGCTTTATCAGCAAGATCGAATCCATGTGACGAGGTGATGGGCCGTGATCACAGAGCATGATCTGCAGGCGGCCATCGCCGAGTGCCAGGGGAAGCGTAACCCCGATGCAAACACCTGTATCAAGCTGGCTGCGTTTTACACGATTAAAGATAACCTGTTCCCGCGAGCCCCGGAAAAGCAGAGCAGCGGGACGCAAGATGGGTATGCCTACGCTCCCGCGCCGGAGGCCGGTCCGACCCTTGACGTGGACGGAAAAAGCGAATTCACCGAAGCCGTTCGCGGGCGCAAGCTGGAGGATGTCTGGCCGATTATTGATGAGTTGATGCTGACCTTGCAGGTGATCCAGCCACGTTTGTACAACGCCGTCATGGCCAAGATCGGCTATTGACGGTGCCCCCGCTCCGGCGGGGGTTTTATTTTTAGAAAAACCGCATAATTGCTTGACTTATAGGCTTAAAAGAGTATACTAACAATCACCGGGAGGCAAGAAGCCGAGCGGAAAGAAGGAGGAAACAACAATGGCAGCCATTACCGAGAAGAACGGATTCATTAAGACCAACGAGAAGATCGAGATCACCTTCAACGGTTGGGACGGCAAGAGCTACGACGGCGAGAGCCGCAAGATGGCGGTCTGGACTTGCCCGACCATCCCCGGAAAGAAGTTCGTTAACAAGCGCCAGGGCGGCTTCGAGCGTTGGGACGGCAAGCACTACAGCATCGACGCCTTCTTCCTGGTAACCGACAACATGGTCACCGAGAAGGCCACCGGCATCGCGCACCCCGAAGTTGAATACTACTGCGATTTTGAATAAGGAGGGCAACACCATGAAGTTTGAAGACATCAACGCCATTTACAGCATGAAGGTCGCCGATCTGATTGCAGATGGTTACACAATCAACACGGCCACCATGGGCGGCAGCCAGGGCGACATTGCCGTGATCGACCTGCGCAAGGGAACGGACGTCCTCCGTGTTCGCCTTCACAAGGAGATGGCGCACCACTTCGGAGAGGATCGCTTCTGGGGAGACTGCATTGTCCTGACGGTCGGGCGTTGCACCGACGAGCGGATCATTAAAGCGACGGGTCGCAGTTACGACACCATTTGGAACAACAAACTCGAAACAGTAGAGGAGCGCGTCTTCTGGATCATGGGCCGCCAAGAAGAGTGGTACATCGAGGGAGAGGAGGGCAAGGATGCCCTGCGCAAGAACAACAGCCGCTACGGAAACCGGGATGAGCTTCACGAGCGCCGCGCATTTCCCGGGATGGAAAAGACGATGCTTCCTGCGATCCGGCGGCACCTCGGGAAAGAGCGCTTCCCGGCCTCGAAGGTTGAGGAGATCTACAAATCCTGGTCGAGTAGCGCGGGAAAGTACTACTATTATGCCTCCATTGGAAACTGCAGGGCGGTAAAATTTGGTTAAGACAAAATCACTTTTGCGGGGCGGATGCCCCGCTTTTTTTGTGGAAACAGAGTGTGCGGGCCTTCTTTTTGCATATCCGGCTGCACATGAATCCATATGCAAACTTGTGCAAACTTGTTAAAAACCTGCGGTTAAAAAGTGCGGCCCAGCGTGCCGGACCGCTTGAAATAAGCCATTTCTAAGGCTCTTTGGGGATGCCTGGTTTTCAGGGCTGTTTGCCGATATAGGCAACCCACCCGGCATGTCTCCGGGCCTTTGTTTTCACGGGTTTTCAGGATTGTTGGACATCGTCTGCATATCGTTTTGCATATGAATCAGCATTTTTTCCAGCCGTTCGGCCTCTTTTTGACTTCTGGTGTCGGTCACTTCGTCGTAGATACGCATCAGCATTTGAGCGTCGGTATGGCCCATCCACTCGACACAGGTGTGCAGCTCCACGCCGTTATCCCGCGCCCAGGTGGCGAAGGAATGCCGGAGGTCGTATGGCAGCACCGTGAAGCGGATCCACGGCGGGCGCGTCTTTTTGTTGAGGTGTCCGTAGTGCTGTGTGGTCATGCCATTCAAATGCTTTTCGATGGCGTACTGATATGAGCGCCATCCTTTTGCCCAGGCGGCACGGCTGGCCACGTTCCCGTTTTTGTCGGACAGCAAATAGCCGCTTTTGCCTTGCATGGCAGCTCGAACCGGCGCGAACAATGGCACGTCCCTTGTCGCTTTTTTCGTTTTGCCGATGTCGTCGACGGCGTAGTGGTTAGGCGTCTCCATGTGTACAAATGAGCGGACGTGGATCACACCCTTGTCAAAATCCACATCCTCCACCCGCAGGGCCTTGACCTCCTGTGGGCGCAATCCGGCGTATAGCATCACAATGGCTGCTGGATACATCCTGTGATCCGTGGCGACGGTCTCGATGAGGCGGCGCTCCTCGTCCGTGATGGCGCGGAAACCGCCCTTTGTTCCTTTGTGCGGTTTTGCGCTCTGGCTGCGGACGGGGTTTGCGTTGATGATCCCGTCCGCGACCGCCGTGTCAAACATTCGGGCGTACAGACTCCGGGCGTGGGTAATGTACTCGCTTGAGAGCCCGGCAAAGCACGTCGAAAATACCTTTTTGATCTGGCCGGGCTTTACATCGCGGACATACTCATCACCGATCTGGTCGCAGAGGTGCCGCATCTGCGTGACATGGATGTTGTAGGTGACAAGCCGGAGCCCCACGCCGTCAACCGGTAGCCAGCGTTCTGCGTACTGCCCGACAGTCGGGTTTTCCCGGATGTAGCCTTCCTCCTGCTCCTGGCGCTTGTACTCCTCGCGCTTCGCCAGGGCTTCCTCTTCGGTCGCGCCCATAAACTGTTTGCCGTGGTAGACGCAGCAAAACCGTCCGTCGGTGCGGCGCTTGAGGCGCTGTTTTTTGGTGCGCGGCATGGTTTACTCCTGATCCCGATCGCCGAATCCGTACTTGGAGAAATACTCGTTGCGGGCCTGGTTGCGCATGACGGTATAGCGCAGCTCGTTGATCTCGCCTACGCCGCAGATGATTGCGCCGATGATCGCCACCACATACTGGAGAGGCTGAAGCTCCCCTTTGCCGTCGATGTAGGGCATTACGCTCCAGGCGAGACCGCCGAACATGGCGATGATCCCGAGGGCCTTCACCTTGTAGCCGGGGGCCGCAGCTTTGCTGAAAGCGGCGTCAAACTCCTGCTGTTTCTGGGAAATATTCTGATCGTTTTTCATGGCATTTTTTCCCTTCCACGTCGTAAATTGTCCAATGACTGTAAAAGTCGCCTCGCGCAAAATGACCCAGCTCGTGCCGGAGTGCTTCGCGCTTTGCCATCGGACATAGATTGTCGTTGATGTACACGGTCGGATAGCCGTCGCCGTTGATCCGCACGCACGCGCGGATGGGGCCGGGGAATGGAAGCATGATCACATTGTAATCATCCGGGGCCGTCATTCGACATCTTCCTCCGGCGGTTCCAGAGCTTTCAGCATGGCAGCCGCAGCCCTGATGTGCTCCGGCGTGGCCTTTCGGGCGGCGCTGAAAAGCACACGCATGTTTGGATCGCGGCGCATGGATTCACGAAGCGCCCACGTATCCTCATCATCCTGCTCCGCCTGCGGTGACATCGCACCGAGGATCACAAGCTCGTCCACATTAAAGATCTGGGCGAGTTTTTTCAGATTATCGTTTTTAGGGTCTTTCCGCTGATGTTCCCAGTCGCTGACTGTCGGCTTGCTCACCCCCACCATGGCGGCGAGCTCCTGTTGCTGGTATCCGGCCTTAATTCGCAGCTCACGGATTATGTTCATGGCCATCACCTCCGATTTGAATATATCATATTTAGCTAAATTCCGCAACAAAAAGAAAGTAAACGAAAAGGGGTTATTCGAATTATGCTATTGACTTTTTAGCTAAATGCGCTTATAATGACATCGTACCAACACGGAGATAAACAGAAAGGAGGGCTTGAATGGCCAATAGGGTGCGGGAAATCCGCAAAAACAAGGACATGACCCTTTCCGAAGTGGCTGCAAAGGTCGGCTGCAGTATTCCGTTTCTAAGCGACGTCGAGCTGAATCACCGCGGCGCGAAGCCGGAGACCTGGCAGAAGATCGCGGACGCGCTGGGCGTGAAGGTGGAGGATCTCCATGAGATACCTGACGATTAACGCCGCCGCCGAGGCTTTGAGCGTACACCCCAACACGATCCGCAACCACCTGACCGAGTTCGGGGCGGTGGACATGCACGGTGGGCGCTCAAAAAACAGACTGCTCCGCATTCCGGAAACGGTTATTGAAAGCATCATCCGGGAGCGTGCGATCCGCGACCCGATTCCAAAGGCCGCGGTAAAACCGAGCTACAAGCTGGAAAGGAGGAGAGCATGAATGGGGAATGCAATTCGCTTCATCGCCTACACATTCCGAGGTTGCCCGAAGCGTCACAAGCACCAGCGCGGGTTCCTGAGACAGAACGCCGCCGCCATCGCCGCTGGTTTCGGCGGAGCGCTGATCATGGCGATGCCGTTGTGGATGATCCTGCTGGGCATCATCTGAAACAACCGCAACCATGGCAGTACATGACCCCGGCGGAGCTGATCGCCGAGATCGGCAAAATGAGCGCAAAAGAAGAAGGCCGATGACGTTGCCGCATCATCATGGCCTTCGGGGCGAAGATTTAACCTAAGAGCAAGCGTTTAATCTTCACCTCATTGTAACACAAATGAGGAGGAAAAACAATGGGAAACATCACGAAAACGAACATTTCCGGCCTGACGAAAGAAGAGTGGCTGGAGCTGCGGAAGCAGACCATCGGCGGCAGCGAGGTCAGCGCCATCGTCGGCCTGAACCCTTACGCCAGCGCCTACAGCCTGTGGGCTGAGCGCACGGGCCGGATACCCGCCTTCGAAGGCAACCTCCGCACCCGCATCGGCGAGGCCCTGGAGGACACCGTGGCGCGGCTGTTTGAGGAGACCAGCGGTATCAAGGTGCAGCGCACCAATTTCATCTGGTATAACTCGGCCTTCCCGCACATGCACGCCTCCCCAGACCGACTGGCCGTCAGCGGCAAGATCGGACTTGAGATCAAAACCACCAGCGCCTTCAACTGGGACAAATTCCGGGGCGAGGATTTCCCGTCGCAGTATTACGCACAGGCTGTGGATTACATGGCGATTCTGGAATACAAAGAGTGGTACATCGCGGTCCTGATCGGGAACCACGCGCTGAAGATTTACCAGCTGGTCCGGGACGAGAGCATCCCGCGCCCCGAATGGGTCGATGGCCGGCTGTACGTGGAGGAGGGCGAGATCACGGCCCTGCGGGACGCCTGCGCGGACTTCTGGACGCACCTTGAGAATGATACGCCGCCGCTGATCGACGGCAGCCAGGCCACCACGGACGCCCTCGACGCGGTGTTTGAATCTGCGGAGAACACGCCGGAGCCCATGGAATTCTACGGGCGCGAGGGCCTGATCAATGAATGGTTCGAGATCAAGGCGCAGGCCGATGCGCTGGACGTGCGCAAGAATGAGATCAAAAACATTCTCTGCGCGGATATGGGCCTCTGCGAAGTCGGGCTTTGTGGGGATCACAAGGTCACCTGGAAGAACCAGACGAGGAACACCTTTGACAGTAAAAAGGCCGTCAAGGAGCATCCGGAGCTCGCCGGTTACTACAAAACGAGCGTAACGCGGGTGTTTTCCATCAAGTAACGGCCACAAAATGACATTGTAACGCCCTGTAACGTTACGGTAACGTTACAAGTAACGTTACAGGACGCACGAAAAAGGAGGAAAAACCATGACAAACGCTATCCAGAACGCCGTCGCAAAAAGCGGCGCGAACTCCGTCAGCACCCCAAACGCCAACGTGAAAACCCTTCGCGACACCATCAACAAGATGTCCGGCGAGATCGCCAAGGCGCTGCCCTCTGTCATGACCCCGGAGCGCTTCACCCGCATCATTCTCAGCGCCGTCAGCACCACGCCGAAGCTGGCTGAGTGCACGCCCGCCTCCTTCATGGGCGCGATGATGCAGGCCGCGCAGCTCGGCCTCGAAGCCAACACGCCGCTCGGGCAGGCGTACCTCATCCCGCGCTGGAGCAGCAAGAAGAAGGTCAATGAGTGCAATTTCCAGATCGGCTACAAGGGCCTGATCGACCTGGCCTACCGCTCCGGGCAGGTCAGCACCATCGGCGCGTATGTGGTTTACGAGCACGACGAATTCTCCTACAGCCTCGGCCTTAACCCGGACATCAAGCACGTGCCGGTGATGGAGAACCGCGGTGACCCTGTGGCCTTCTACGCGGTCGTGAAAATGAAGGACGGCGGCTTTGCCTTCGACGTGATGAGCATCCAGGACGTCCGGGAACACGCCCAGAAGTTCAGCGAATCCGTGAAGAACGGCACCTTCTCCCCCTGGACCACCAACTTTGAGGAGATGGCGAAAAAGACCGTCTTAAAACGTGCGCTGAAGTACTGCCCGATGAAGTCCGACTTCGTCCGGGCCGTCACGATGGACGACACCATCAAGACCGACATCAGCGACGACATGAGCCTCGTGCCGCCGGTGATCGAAGCCGAGGGCGAGGTCGTAGACAGCGAGACCGGCGAGGTCCTGACCGACACAGCAAAGGAGTAACAACATGGAAGCGTGGATCAAAGTCTACCACGATTTGAGCGATCATCCGAAGACATATGCGCTGGCGGACGCGCTCAAGGTGGAGCAGTTCGCCGCCGTCGGAATCGTGGTTTGCCTCTGGACGTGGGCGATCATCCACGCGCCTGACGGAGATCTTGAACGCTTCCCGGACGCGGCGATCGCGAGGGCCTGTCACTGGCATAAACCGGCGGCAGGCCTCGCGAAAGCCCTGCAGGACAGCGGTTTCCTGGACGGACGCCGCATCCATGACTGGGATCAATACGCCAGCGACCTGATGGACGCGATAGAGATCCACAAGGAAAAAACCCGGAAGCGCGTGGAGGCCTACCGCGAGCGGAAACGCGCTTCTGCGGCCTGTGACGGCTCTGATCGTAACGTTACATGTAACGCCGATGTAACGTTACCAGTAACGTGCAGTAACGTTACATGTAACGCCGATGTAACGTTACCAGTAACGTGCAGTAACGTTACATGTAACGCCGATGTAACGCCAGGTAACGCCCTAAGAACAAGAACAAGAACAAGATATATAGAAGATGGCGATGAACGCGCGCGCGAGGAAGCGTTACACAGCTACGAACATTCCGAAATCGGCACCCTGGTCTCCACCTGTTTGAAGGCCATGACACCAAGGGCGTGGGAGGAGCTGAAGGTCTACATGGGTGAGATGCCCGAGGACCTGATCGCCTGGGCGGTGCAGACCTCCTGTGAACACGGCGGGAACAACTGGTCCTATGTGAGCGCGGTCTTGCGGGGCCTGCAAAGCGCTGGGATCAAGACCGTGGATGATGCCGAGAAGCGCAGCGAGGAACACCGGCAGAAGCGCGGACAGCGTCAGCAGCAGACCGGGAAGCCGTCAAACATCGCGCAGCTGAACTATTCACAGCGTGAATACCCGGAGCAGAAGCCCGGCGAACTGCCGGACTGGTATATCCGGATGCTGGAGGATGAGCAGAAAGCCGAGGCTGCGAAAAAGGCCAACGTGCAGCCTGAAATGCCGGAGTGGTTGGCAGAAATGATGATTGAGGAGGCAACCCATGACGCTTAAGGAGTTTGAAGCCGAGCCGGGGAAAATCCCGCTGCATGAGTTTCTGGCTCTGTGCCACCGCTGGACAGAGCGCGTACGCATCCGGGTGGTCATGGGTGACGCCTGGCTCAAATACGAGGAGGCCGCGAACCTGGGCGGCGAATGGGTGCTGACGGAAAACGCCTTCGCCGAGGAGGACGGGAAGTGGCCTGAGCTTGAACGGCTCCTGAAATATTACGCGGACGCGCCCGTGTGGAACATTGTGGCGAGGCTGTTCCAGCCGATGATCCATCTGATGAACAGGAAGTACGGGAAGACAGGTGATCTGGTCGGAACCGTGATTGAAGCGCACGTCCATTACGCGGATATCCGCGAAGGCTTCCTCGCGGAGAAGGACGCGATCCGGCGCAGGAAGCGCCGCGAGTACAGACAGCGGGCGAAAGAGAGGGCTAAGGCAAATGACGAACCGTGAATTTCTGATCGCCGTTCTGTCGGACGAGAACCTCGACCCATTCGACAACGGCGCGGACGGCGAGGTCACAGTCTATTACAACATCAACTGCCCGTATCGGGGCGGGGACGAGCGTGCGCACTGCTTCCGGGACGGCTTCAGCAAAGACGAGCGCACGCAGTGCGTAGCTTGCAAGATGGAGTGGCTGGAGATGGAGGTTGACCAATGAAGGTGCTTGTTGCCTGTGAGGAGAGCCAAGCTGTGTGCATCGCCTTTCGGGAGCGCGGTCACGAAGCGTACAGCTGCGACATTCAAGCGTGCTCAGGCGGACACCCAGAGTGGCACATACAAGGCGACGCGCTGTCGTACATCAACGGCGACTGTCAGTTTTTTACAGAGGGGGGGGATTACGGATGGCAGGATGGAGCATGGGACTTGGTTATCGCGCACCCGCCATGCACAGACCTCGCGAACAGCGGAGCACGCTGGTTCCCTGAGAAGCAAAAAGACTTTCGGCAACAAAAAGCCTGCGTCTTCTTCATGCAGATGATGCTTTGCACCGCAGACAGGATTGCGGTCGAAAACCCGGTCGGAATAATGTCGCGATGTTTCAGAAAACCGGACCAAATCATCCAGCCATACCAATACGGGCATCCGTTCAGCAAGGCAACGTGTCTTTGGCTGAAAGGACTTCCGAAACTAAAACCAACGGACGTGGTGGAACCAGCTCCGACAGATGAATACGGATTCTCAATCGGAGGTGCACTCCGGTACGCGACAGATGAGAACGGGAAAATCCTGAGCTGGAAAGATCCACGAACCGCAAAAGCGAGAAGTAAAACTTTCCCGGGCATCGCAAAAGCGATGGCGGAACAATGGGGATAAGGAGGCACAACATGGAAGAGCAGAAAATCCTTTTCGCAGACCTTTTCCGCCTGCTGGGCGGAATCAAGGACGAACTCAAAACCGCGCAGAAAGACATCGGCACCCTGCTTGACGGCGGTGATTGGGAGGCCGTCACCATGCGCGTCAACAGCATCGCTGCGGAGGCGCAGCTGATCCAGAGCATGGCGCAGTGCATGACGGAGAACATCAGCCTGTTCCTCGAACGAGGCCCCTATCCGGGTCAAAGCGCGGGCATCCTGCCGCTGGAGAGCCTTACGGCGGAGGCTCGGAGATGAGCGACAGAAAAGAAGTCATCAAGGCGGTTGAATACCTGAATTGGTATTTTACACAAGACGATGGGACAGCCGACAAAAACGCTGTAAAAGCATGGGAAGTATTGCTCCGGGAGCAGAAGCCGGCGAATGTAACAACCAGACGAATCCCCGCGAATGGTGGCAGCATCGTTTGGACGTGCGGAAAATGCGGAGCGGATTTAGCACCAAACAACGCAAAGGCAAAGTATTGCAGTGCTTGCGGAAAGGCGGTGAAGTGGGAGGTAGAGGTATGAAAATCACCCTCACCGGCGACCCGCGAACGAAGAAGAACAGCCAGCGGATCATCCGCATCGGGCGTGGGTCACGGATCATCCCGTCAAAGGCCTACATGGATTACGCCGAGGAATGCGCGCTTCAGCTCCTCGCTCAACGGGCGACCAACACAGGCATTGATTACCCCGTCAACGTGGCCTGCGTGTACTACATGCGCACCCACCGGCGGGTGGATCTGCCGAACTTGTTAGAGGCCACGGATGACATCCTGAAGGACAATTTCGTGGTCGTGGACGATAACTGCAACGTGATCGCCACACACGACGGCAGCCGGGTGGAATACGACAAGCAAAATCCACGCGTGGAGATCACCATCACGTGCATCGAATCAGAGGACGCAGAGGAGGCGGGATCGTGAACCGGAAGGATAAGGAAAAGCTGGTCACTGGATTGGAGTGCTGCCTTGGCATCGACTCTCGGCGGTGCGAGGGATGCCCTTTCAAACGCTACCATGGCATGGATGACGGCAAGTGCTGCGAGCGCCTCCTCCGGGCCTCGCTGGTGGCGATCCAGGAGGACAAGCCGTGAAATGAGCCGCAACAAGAAAGATTGTCCCTGCCGAGACTGCGTTGCGCCCGAACGGCATGAGGCATGCCACGACAGCTGCCCAAAGTACAAAGAGTGGGTGCAGCCATTCATCGAAGTCAGGAAACAAAGGGTTATCTACAACCTTGTGCGCGAGGCGCAAAAGAGCAAGGTCGTGCAGATTTTAGACCGCAGAGCAATGGAACGGAAACGAGGGAGAAAATAGATGGAACGCACACCGCTGAAAGGGAGCGAATACACCGCCCTGCAAACCCTGTTCGCCATGGTCAGCGGCTTCACGGCGGGCATTGGCCCGCTGGAGAAGCGGAGCGAGGCGGCGGGATGCCGGGACGAACTGCATGAGGTCGGACGGCTGGCGCAGGAGTGCCTCGACAAGCTGCTTCTGACCGTGCAGGAAAAGAAGTTGATGCAGATCCGCACGGAGCTGGAAAACATCAGGCTACATATCAAGATCGAGCCGAACTGGGCGGTCTCCAAGATGCGGGGCATGAGCTATGTCCCCACGGACACGCTGAACGATCTGTTGAACCACATGTGCCAGACGGAATGCTTCACATGCAGCAAGACGGCGGTGGAGGCGCGGAAGTGTCCGCACCGGAAACTGATCGATGACACGCTTCCGCATGAGGTCGAAGGCAAGGACCGTGAGCACTGCAAGTATTCAGACATGGTGCTGGGCCTGGAGGTGTAAAACCGATGATGAAAAACCGCGACATGGTTAACGCCCTGCATGGGCTGGCGAAAAAAGGAATCATAGAGAACCACCAGGAGCGCGAACTGATCCGCAGCGCGGCGACCCGCATCACGTGCCTTGACGCCGAGATCCGGGATCTCAGGGCGAAGATGGAAACCATGAATCAGATTGTGTTTGAACTGGAGGACGACGGGAAATGAAAACGCTTGATGAAATCGCAGGGATTCCAGGCCTGCAGATTTTCCAGACTGGTGAGGATGGCGGCACGGGCCTGCTGTTTGAAATCGATCCGTCGCGCCCAAACCGCCGCGCTGGTGTGGTCTGGTCCAACGGCGGCGGTTGGGATCACGTTTCGGTCAGCTTCCCGAGCCGCTGCCCGACCTGGAACGAGATGTGCCGCGTGAAGCAGCTGTTCTTCCGGCCCGATGAGGTTGTGATCGAGTACCATCCGGCGGAGAGCGAATACGTCAACATGCATCCGTTCTGCCTCCACCTGTGGCGTCCGCAGGAAGACATGATCCCGACGCCGCCTTCCTGGATGGTCGGCGCTAAGAAGGGCGAGACGGTGCAGCAAGCCATAAACAGAGGATTGGAGGCGCTTCAGCCATGAGACGGACCATTTATATCGCCGGGCCGATGGCCTCTGACCCGAATTACAAAACGAAGTTTGATGCGGCGGAAACCTACCTGATCTGGAAGGGCTGGAACGTCCTGAATCCGGCCTGGCTTCCGCAGGGGCTGAAGCAGGACGGCTACATGCCGATCTGTCTCGCGATGCTCAATGCCGCCGACGCGATCTGCCTGCTGGATGGCAGCCAGTTCTCCCACGGAGCGCGGATCGAGGAAGACTTCGCAGGATACCAGGGTAAGACGATTTACCACGGCATTGAGGTCGTTCCAACCGAGGAGGATTGCTATGCGGAACCGCGAGATTGTGATTAAAGGTCTTCAGTGCTGCAAAGGCGACGGCGGCCCTGTGCACACTTGCCCGCCCGATTGCCCTTACGCTGACATCGACGAGGACGCGGGTTTCTGCAACGAGCAGCTGATGCATGACGCGCTCGTGCTGCTCCAGGCGAAGGAGGTGAGCGGGGATGCCTGAATTGAAGCCGTGCCCTTTCTGCGGATGCTCTATGATCATCAAGCGCAGGGTGTACCCGAATCTCAGTTGGACCTATGCCGTAGACGGCTGGCACGATAACGGGTGTCCATTGCAATGGCTTGTAATCGAGCCGGAAGATGACGATGACAACCCGCTGCCGCCGGAAGAGATTGCGGAGCGTTGGAACCGGAGGTGGGAGGATGACTGACAGGGAGAAAGTTATAGCACAGCTTACGGCTGACATGGACATTGCGAAGCTGACTGGCGAATCGCTTGTCCATACTAGCAGAGAGACCGTTGAAACCGCTCTCGCCCTGCTCCGGGAGCAGGAGCCTGTGAAGCCGACAGAAAAAGACGGATGGCATTACTGTGGAGCCTGTGGAAGATCGATTGACAGCGATTTCGCAGACGAAGAAGTGTTCCTGTACTGTCCGAACTGCGGAAGAAAGGTGAAGTTGGATGCCTGAAAGAGAGAAGGTTATTAAGGGACTGGAGCATTGCGGGTTCACGGAAAAGCGCGGCTGTGTCGGCTGCCCATATAGTGATGAGTGCGGCGATTTTGGGCGCGATGCCGGACATGGGTCAGTGTGTACGGATGCCCTCGCCCTGCTGAAAGAGCAGGCGGCGGTCATCGACCGCTACCACAAGGCAGATGCATTTCTGGACGTTCATGGATGGAGGTGGGAGGATGCCTGACAGGGAGAAGGTTGTAGGACATTTATACGATTGCTTAGCGGCATCCAAACCGGAGAATATGTGGGTTTTTGCCAGAAAGGATATTGTCGGAGATGCCCTTGCCCTTCTCCGGGAGCAGGAGCCTGTGAAACCAAAACGCTTCCTCGGTGCACTGTCTGACTGGTACCATTGCGGGGTCTGCTGGGCGGATATGTTGGATACCGGGGACGGGTACAGACCGAAGTATTGCCCACAGTGTGGAAGGGAGGTGAAGTGGGATGCTTGACGATGAAATCATCAACCGAATGGACAACGATGAACTCAGAAACTACATTGTCCATCAGGAGGCCGTGCTGAATAATCTGCGCAGCATGAACGGCGAAAACTCGGAAATCATCGAACTGTTGCAACGCGCTCTATATATGCTCATCAGCCAGAAAAATACGCAGTCCTGCTATAACGCCAGGAACGATGAACTGATTTGGCTGGATCGGCAACTGCGGAACAAATACCCGCAGGACAAGACACCAGTTTCTTACCATGGTGAAGCGCCATGCGCAAGATGCAGGGGGTGACGCAATGAATTACGTCCTGTGCATCGCATTGGGCTTGCTGGTTGGCTTCCTCGCCGGGTGCATCTTCACAGTGGACACCTATGGCGAGGGCAAGAAAAGACCCACCGAGTACTGGTCCGAGGGATACGATGACGGCTATGCGGATGGGTTTGCCAAGGCCCGCAAGGAGGGAAAACCGTGAGCGAGATCGAGATTTACTTCACTAACGGAAACAAGGTCAGAATCCCGGAGGAGAAGGCGTACATTTCGACCGGAGAACATTTCGAGAAGATGATCGGCCTTGTCGGCCTGGACAAGTACGAAGGAAAAACGTTCGTCAACCTGGATAACGTTTGCATGCTTCATGAAGCGCGGAAAAGGGAGGCAGCAGACGAATGCAGTACCGACTGACACTCTCAACCGCCCAGGCCCGCGCCGCAGATAAGGCCATCGAATTACTGCTGCGGCTGAAGATCGGTCAGTTCGAGGAAATCCCGTGGGCTGTTCGCGGCGGGGATCACCCGGAGGAGTTTTGCCGGAAGCGCGACGAGGCCAAGCCGCATCTGGACGCCATGCGGAAAATCTACGGCGCACAGAAGGACACAGAGTGGCATCGGCTCTACGACCTGCATCAAGTGATCCGCAAGGCCATCCATGACGCGGAGCACCCGGGGACAACTGGCATTGACAGCTATCCGGCGGTGTGTACAGCTGGGGAGAAAATGGCGAGGATGGAGGTGGTGACGGATGCCGCCGAAGCTGAATGACGTCGGGCTGGTGCCGTATGAACTGTTGTTTGCAGACGGAAGACCCGTGACCATCGGGACGGAAGAGCTGCCATCGGAACTGGGATGGGAACCGCCGGACTTCGGACTGCACGGATTCAGCGTGGATGTCCCGTTATCGCGGGCACAGACAAAGCGACTGATTAAGGGCGTTCACGCCGCTTTGAACCGCCATAAGCGAGCTGTTCGGACGGCGAAGAGACAGCGCGAAAAAGAGCGCAGACGGATGTTGAAGGAGGAAAAGCAATGCACCCTGTAACGATTATTCACAGCGGCATAAAAACGCGGGTAGACGCAGAAAACTTTTCCATTACGGACAGGCCGAATGCCGATCCGATCGTTGAACTTTGCGGAAGATTCATTTGTGATGACATAATTGGGAACCATGAGCAAAAGGACGCGCAACTGATGTGGACTGGGAGACGGCCGAAGAAAGTGCTATTCCATGATCCGGCGACAATCGTTTTCTGGGAGGACGGAACCAAAACGGTTGTCAAGTGCCAGCCCGGCGACACGTTTGACCCGCTGACGGGATTCCTGATGGCATTTTACAAAAAAGCCTGCGGGAATAAGGGCAATTATAACAACGCGCTCAAAAAGATCGTGCCGGGATACGGCGGGAAGGAAGATGACAATTAAGGAGGGCGAGCATCATGGATGAGCAGAGCAAGCAGGTAGTGATCTACTTTACCAACGGACGCATGGTGATGCTTCCGGCGGATAAGATTCGATACGCGCACCTGGGAGGCTCCCGCGTTTTGGATAAGGAATACAAGCCGGACATCAGCGGCGGCCAGGCCGTGGTTAATTGGGACAACGTGTGCTTTGTCCGGGAGTGGATGGAACAGGAGGAATTTGATTTGTGACCGGGACGGCCTCAGACCGCAGCCAAAGCAGACGGCTACGGTCTGAGGCTTTGTGCGCATATTTTACGGATTTGAATTTGTCACAACAACGGAGGGAGGTTACGCTTGACGTGAATCGCATGGAATACCACATCATTCAAGCGGCGCGGGACGGTGTGGATGAGCTGGACGCGCTGCGCCGGGAGGCGGGGATCAGCCAAATGAAGATCAGCGATCTGGCCGACACCCCGGACGTAGGCCAGCAGTACGCGAGGATGTACGGGCGCGGGGACGTGATGCTGTCGAAGTACCTGCGCTTCCTGCGCAGCCTCGGGTGCAAGCTGATGATCATCAAGGAGGGAGAGATACCGGATGGAAATCCGAGAGGTTGAGATCGGCAGCCTGAAGCCGTATCCGAAAAATTCCAAAATCCACGACGCAAAGCAGATCGCGAACGTGGCGAACAGCATCAAGCGCTTCGGCTGGCAGCAGCCGCTCGTCATAGACGACGCGGGCGTGGTGGTCATCGGCCATTGCCGGCTGCTGGCCGCGAAAAAGCTGGGGCTGAAAACCGTGCCGGTTACCGTCGCCAGCGGCCTGACGGAGGATGAAATCCGGGAGCTGCGCATCGCGGACAACAAGACCAACGAAAGCCCGTGGGACTTCGAGCTGCTGCAGGAGGATCTGGAAGGGCTGGATTTCGATGGGTTTGATTTTGACTTCGAGATCCCCGGCGAGGAAGAAGAACCGGTGGAGGTCACGGAGGACAACTGGGACAAGCCGCTCCCGGAAGAGCCCAGGAGCAAGCTCGGCGACATTTGGCAGCTGGGACGGCACCGGCTAATGTGCGGGGACAGCACCGATCCGGCGGTTATTGATAGGCTTATGGATGGGGTAAAGGCTGATATGGTGTTTACTGACCCACCGTATGGAGTGTCTTACACAGGCGGAATGAAGATAGAGAATGGCAAAATCGAGAGCAATGGGAGAGAACAAATAAAAAATGATTCGCTTGACTATGAAAGACTTTATCATTTTTTGTATGACACATTTACAAATATAAAGATGCACGCCAAAGAAAAAAGCGCAGTATATGTCTTCTATGCCCACAGTAAAAGCAGAGAGTTCTTAAATGCGTTCCATGATGCTGGGTTGAAGCGACGGAGCGTCATTATATGGCACAAAACGAGCGGTGGGTTCGGTGACTTCATGGCACAGTATATGAATGCTTATGAGCCTTGCATATATGGTAGTAATGGAGAGGCTGTTAATTGGTACGGAGCAACAAATGAAAAAACTGTATGGGATATGGATAAAGAAAAGAAATGCGATTTGCATCCTACCATGAAGCCGATTGAACTTGTCGGAAGAGCCATAAAAAACAGCAGTAAAAAAGACGATATTGTATTAGATTGTTTCGGCGGCAGTGGTAGCACACTAATAGCCTGTGAACAGCTAAACCGAACATGCTACATGATGGAACTTGACCCGCGCTATGTTGACGTAATCATCGACCGCTGGGAAACCTTCACCGGCGGCAAGGCGGTGCTGCTGAATGGCTAAAAAGACCAGTGAGCACAAGCCCCGCTCCCCCGACCGCGACGAAAAGGGCCGGTTCATCCGGCGGCCCGCGACAAGCAGGCGCTTCTCCGCCGAGGATGGCAGCGCGAGCGCAGCCGGGAAGAAATCCGGCGAGGCCAGGCGGCGCAAGGCCGATCTGCGGGAGCTTTGCCGGGTGTGGATGGAGGAGATCGTCGGCACCGGCAAGGACGGGCAGCCCATCACCGGCGGCGAGATGATGGTGCGCGTAGCCGCGAAGGAGCTGGCAAAGGGCAACAGCAAGTTTTGGGAGCTGATGCGCGACACCGCAGGCTTTAAGCCGGTGGACAAGGTCATGGTCGCCGACGTCGATCCGGGCGTGATCGAGGAGGTCGAGGCCGCGGTGAAGGAGGCGGCGGCGGATGGCTGAAAAGAGGGTGAGCGGGTGACCCGCAATGACGCAATCCGGTTTCTCGTGCGCACGCCGTACAGATTCGGTCACATGGTGGGATTCACAAAGCTGTCGGAGATCCACAACGGGTGGATGCGGCACATGATCTCGGACGCCGGGGACTACACGCTGCAGGGGCACCGCGGCAGCTACAAGACGACGTGCCTGTCCGTGGTGCTGGTGATCCTTATGCTCCTCCACCCGAACCGCCGTATCCTGTTCGTGCGCAAGACGGACGAGGACGTCAAAGAGATCATCGACCAGGTGCGCAAAATCCTGCAAATGCCGAAGGTGCAGTACCTTGTGCAGGTGATCTATAGCGTCAACCTCCGCCTGCTGACGGACAACGCCACGGAGATCAGCACGAACCTGGTCACCGACACCCGCGGCACTTCGCAGCTCGTGGGCATGGGCATCGGCGGCAGTATCACCGGCAAGCATTTCGAATACATTTTCACGGACGACATCATCAACGTCAAAGACCGCAAGAGCAAGGCCGAGCGCGAGCGCACGAAGCTGATCTATCAGGAATTGCTCAACATCCGCAACCAGGGCGGGCGGATCATCAACACGGGGACGCCCTGGCACCCGGAGGATGCCTTCACGCTGATGCCAGAGCCGGAGCGCTGGGATTGCTATTCCACGGGCATCCTGTCCGAGGCCGAGATCGAGGAAAAGCGGCAGAGCATGGCCCCGTCGCTGTTTGCGGCAAACTACGAGCTGAAACACATCGCCGCGGAGGATGCGCTGTTCAGGGAGCCGCCGAAGTTCATCACGGAGCAGCTGGCGCGGGAGGTGCTGCAGAACGAGAACGCGAAGCCGGAGGACCTGCTGCGGGACGGCATCGCGCACCTGGATGCGGCCTACGGCGGCGGGAACGGCACGGCCTTCACCTGCGGCAAGCGCATCGGGGACAATCTGTATCTCTACGGGCGGCTGTGGCAGACGCACGCGGGAACGGTGCTCGGCGCGATCATGGCCGAGGCCGACCGGCTGATGTGCGCCCCGATCCTGTGCGAAGACAACGGCGACAAGGGTTTCCTGGCGCAGGAGATCATCAAGACAAAGCACCGGGCGATGAGCTATCACGAGGCGGAGAATAAGTATTTCAAGATCAGCACGTTCCTCCGCAAGTGGTGGCCGCATATCTACTGGCTGCCCGGCACCGACCGGAATTTCATCAGCCAGATCCAGAACTACACCGAGGACGCGGAGCATGATGACGCGCCGGATTCCGCGGCCTGCGTGTGCAGATACTACGACAGCCGCAGCGGCAAGCCGTACAAATCGGCGCTGTTCGGCTGATGACAGCAGAAAGGGGCGATTCCATTGCTCACCTTCCAGGACTTCCAGGCGGCTTCTGACCGCGCGAAGTGGATCGGCAGCGCCATCGGCAGCTATATGCGGTCCGAGGCGTACAAGATCGCGCTGGACGCGGACGAATACGAGGCCCAGCGCAATATCACGATCCTGAACACGGTCAAGCGCGTGTACGACATCACCGGCGTGGCGGCGGTCGATCCTACGGCGGCGAACAACCGTATCGCGTCAAACTTTTTCCACCATCTGTGCAAGGACCGCGTGCAGTACAGCCTCGGCAACGGCCTGTCTTTTCCGTCGAAAGACGGCGCGACGGACATCAAAGCAATCCTCGGCCCGACTTTCGACACGGACATCACGGACGCGGCGAAACTGGCGGTTCGACATGGTGTCAGCTATATTTTCGTCAATGATGACCGCCTTGCTGTTTTCCCGATGACCCACTTCCTGCCGCTGTACGACGAGGACACCGGCGTGATGCGCGCTGGTATCCGCTTCTGGTCGCTGGAGTGGCGGCGGCGTCCGATCCATGTGTGGCTTTACGAGGAGGACGGCTATACGGTCTATCGCACCGCGCCGAAAAAGTACGGCCTTGGCGCGCTGGAAATCACGCAGCAGAAGCGGGCGTACAAACAGACGGTCCAGGTCAGCGAGGCG